CCAGACCATTTCTCAGATGGGGCACCAGGGGAACCCATATAATAAGCAGCTTGCTCATCTGACATTGCACGTAATGCTTTAAGTTTTTGAATAAAAGCATTACCCTTACCGGGACTAGAACCTACTTCTGATGCTACATCATTAGGATCAAGATTTAAAGACTCACCAAGTCTTTTAATTGGTTGATAAGAATTATTCCCACCTGCCGCATAATATAGACTTCTTTGTGTACGCATAGCTTCTGCAGAAGAATCTATAATTTGTTTTATTAATTTTAAAGATCCTACTACAGCTAGAAGTATTAAACCTATTTCTCCTAATGAAGCTAATGTAGTAGCCATAGCCATATCAGGAGATACAGGCGGACCAATACCACCAGGAACAGCTTTAGCAGCTTGACTTGCTCCAATTTGTCTAGCAACAGGAACAATAGCAGATTTTACTAATGCTTTAAATATGTTTTTAATATCTCCAGATAATAATGAAGATAATAGCATATGGTTACTTAGACCAATTTTTCCTCCAACATTATAATTAGGATTTCCACCGCCAGAATTAGAATTTCTAGGGGATGCTTGAGGTCTTGCTACAGAAGGAGGGGTTATTTTTACATTTTTTACAGATTGAACAGCCGCAGTTAACCTATTAACAGTATTTAGCATACTGTTACTTACCTTATTAAAATTAGTATCTAATTTACTAAGACTATTATTTAAAGTATTTAACTGTGCAAGAAGATTTCTTACCCCATCAAGTCTCAGTGTCAAACTCATCTGTGATGCCATTTATTTCCTCGTTTCTTCTAATTCTATATCCTATCACATCATCTAAAATGACAGAAGGTAAAGCAGGAATATCCACACCTGCTTTACCTGCTAATCTGTCATTTATAGAACATAAAAGCATATCCACTCTTATATCCAATAATGGGTGTCTGTTTGTTACACCTATGTAGGTGTCGATTGCGGTGGATATACCGCTAACGGATTTTTTAAATTTCCTTGAAATTCACAAACTATTTCATTAGATTTTGTAATCAATTCAAGCATCGGACCACCATATAATTCGCTTAAAATTGCAATTTCAAAAACAGAATATTCATTTCCATTTTTTTCTTGCAATTCATAAATTAAAACATAATGCCCTACTTGCTCTTCTGTTATAACTAAAGATTTCCCATTACACATAGGTAATGGTAGAGGATCTAAACCACTTTCTCCAGTAACATACTGCTTTACATATAAATTTATTTGAGAGGGTAAAGACAAGATAACTTTCATAGTGGGGTACATTAAATTAAATGTAATTTCTTGAGAGTCATCTGTCTTGAACGAATAAACAGTATTACCAGGAATATCTCTGGTAAGCCCAAAAACATCAATTTTCTTAGCCATATACAAGTGGTGCAGTGCTTCCAATATCAATCTGTCGAATTTGAATTTCGCCCTTTACATTACCTTTACCAGAAGAATTCATAGAATAATCACCTAGAACTCCATATCCTGTAAAAGATTGTGCCCCACGAGTAACTACATATCTAACATAAGAACCAGTAAAAGCTAGAGAAGCAGCAAGGTTAGTTCCTGCAGATTTTTCATTCTCTGTAATTTTAAGAGTAGTGTCAGTTTCTACAACTACATTATGTGCATAAGGTCGATCCATAGTGCTAATATTTTCCATATTAACAGTATTATCTAAAGATATTTCTGAACTGTGGCCAAAGAAACTTGTGCCAGCAGTTCCAATATCAGCTAATACACCAGAAGTAGTATTAACACTTTGTAGCCACAAACTAATAGTGCTTATATGTTTTCCAAGAGCCCACAATGGTATTGTTGCCATTATTATTTATCCTCTACAATCTCAAAGTCAACATCTGGATTTTCTTCTTTCCATATGTCTACATCTTCTACAGTTACAACATCTTCAGATAGATATTGTTCTCCAGCCCTTCCGCTAACTACTTTTTTAATTTTAAGGTTGAAAGCCATTTCTAATTCCTTTTGTCAAATTTATTCCTCTAAAATATTCTACGTTTGGTATGCTCTTGTCCATCAAACGTCTTGGTATTGTTAATCCGGGTATACCGTTAAACAAATCATCAGCATAAGGTGCAGAATTCCAAGATTTAGATATTAAAGAGTCTCCAACTAAAGTGGGGTAACTATGTTGCCAACTTAAAGCAAATAATCCACTCTGTTTGTTAATCATACCAGGATCTCTATAGGGTATTTTATCTATAGGAAATGGATGTTGAACAGAGTATGGATGTCCTTTTTTAGCAAGTTGTGCTGACGAATACCTACCTAAAGATCTTTTTACAAATGATAAAGTTGCATACCTTGTAGTGGCATCTTCTGCATCTTGAATTTCTTTAAGTATTTTTTGCTCATCAATAAAACTCACAAAATTTCACCAACTAAAGCTTTAAAATAGCAACTTGATCCAAACATTTGATAGTTATTACCTTCAAAATAATCATTAACAGGATTTAAGTCAGATATAAACTCAGCTGGGTCATCAACAATTTGAAAACTATTAAATGATGTTCCTTGCCTAAATGCTGTTCTTATCTGACCTATCCTGTACCCCACATCTTGAATAACTTCCGATATTACTTGTTGTGACGTAGATACAGGCATATTACTATCCAACGATATACTTGTTGGGCTATTAATTGCGGTTATCTTTGCAGATGTTTGTGATGTCAAAAACCACAATGTTTGCCCAACAAACATATTATTTGTATTAGACACAGTTGCAGGATTTAAATAAGAAGATGGGGTACTTATAGATGCTAATGCTTTGTTCCTTTCAGAGTTAATATAGTATATCTCTATAGGAATTTTAAAGCAATGAACAGCCATACCATAATCAGCTTCTTCTGAAGGTAGAGGTCTGATTACTACATATGGAGGATTCAAACCCGCACCAGTATTTTCAAATGCGGCTACAAGACTTCTCCAATCATATCTGATTAATTTTCTTGAATCAGTTATAATTTTAGAATTATCTGAATACCCCAAGGCAGTAGCTATTTTAACTTTTACCTCATCGTATACAGGTCCAGATAAATCAGCCATTATATAGTATTACCTTTAGTAATTCGCTTAGCATAGAACACTTTCTTACCAGCCTTATGGCTTTTATGCATAGCGTCCCCCACTAATATAAACGAATTTTGGTAGTATTCCATACCAGAATCTTTATTTACTATAATCCAATTACTACCAACTTCCTGATCGTCTGCAAAGTGACATTTATCTATTAAAGCTGGAGTATCTTCTCTGTTGATTCGACCAAAAAATTTACCTTTTTCAATTTCTGGATTAGATTCATGAAAATATTTTACATTGCTGTAAGCAGGAGTGGCATTATGATTTAAAGTTAAAATATCGTTTCCTATCCTAGAAGCAGAGATAGTATTTGGCTTATACAAATCACAAGTATTCGTATAAGCTTTAACTTGTCGTGGACTCATACCATTATCCTCTGTTGCTTTCTAATAAGATAGCTACTGGGTCTTTTATACAGTTTTATAATATCTCTGTAAGACATACCAGGCATTCCACCTAGATGTTTGAATGGGTCATACCTATTTCTAACTTCTGTTACGTCAGCTTCTGTCCATTTAATTAAGAAACCATCTGCATTGTAAGTAGAAAAATTTAAACCCATTGCAACGGCTTGATAAGCTGCACATAACCATAAATCGTCAGGTATAGATTCAGCATATCCCCACCTAGCATCAATCTCTATATTACTTCTACCAATTGGAAATATAGTTATCCATTGATTATTGTAAAAAGGAATACTACCTTTATAGATTTGAATTCTAGTATTTGGAAAATTAGCCCTAACAACAGGAGATACGTTATCTAGTGGGGCAGTTACAGTAGATTGAATTCCAATGATATTTACAGTTGTTAAAGAAATAAAATCATCTACTTCCATCTCACCTGTGCCAGAACCATCAAAATACCTTTTTTCGTTAACTGGTATCCAAGTTCTTTTTGTATGTTGAATAATATTTCTAACAGCCCCATCTATACATTGATTTATAACTGTATCAGTTATCCTAGAAGGGAGAGCCGAGCCCATAGCAGTAGCTATGTCTTTTATATCTTGAGCTACAGGCCATACTGTTTTCATATTAAATACCTAGATAATTTTTAATTAAAGCTACAGCTCCAATCACACCGCCAGCAATCCATCGTTTACTAGCAATTTTAAAGTCAAATTTCTGTGTTGGATCTTGACTCCAAGCATGAAGATCTATGGTGATTGCTGTGACTATTCCGGCAATTACGGGATCAAATAGATGATTATATGTCATTTTTTATGTATTTTACAACATTCTCAATAGGAATGTTCCAATCTCCTTTAATTTCTTGTTTGAATAAATCTACAGATTGGTACCAGGTTTGTTTTTTACCGTCCAACCATCTCCATTCATTTTGATAAGGTAGAAGTAGACAAGTTTTAACACCTAGAGAACCAGCTAAATGAGCTATAAAACTATCTACTGTCACAACATAATCTAGTTGTGAAATTAAACTTGCAGTGTATTCTGCGCTAACAAAACCACCACAAGCATTATAAACTTCAAAATCTGTCTTAGGTGGTTCTTCTAAATCTAAAGATATTAAAGAACCTACTTTAGATAAAGGTTCAAAAATATTAATGTTTGCAGATCTATTTTTATCATTAGGATGTACAGCAGATCCCCTCCAGTTAATACCAATCTTTTTACCCTTAATCTCATTCAACAATGCCAACCAAGTATTATCTACATCAGTGGGAGTATATAAACTATCACCCATAAATATAGGTATCTCTTTATGGAAGAAGTACGGTAAATCCATCAAAGATACATTGTCATAGTGTTCAATATCAAACGGAAAACTACCGTCAGAAGTTTTTAGAACAACCTTACTTACACCTAGTTTATTTTTATTTATGTGAACTAAATTATATAGTTGTTCTGGTACTTCTACGATCACTTCTGTATAAAAATTCTCTAACATAGGTAGATATGATAGAGACATAATTATATCTCCTAATCCCTGCTCAGCCCATACAATTATTCCACTTTGTTTGCGGGTACTAATTATGTCTTTGTAAAAATAATTGTAAGGTTTTGTACTGGCAAGATCTGGAGTCAAAAACCTTCTATGACCATTAAGATGTACTTTTCTCCATCTATATAAATCATATCCAAATTTAAATTGTCCAGTCCTTAAAAGATAATGGGAGTAATTCCAATTTAAACTAGCGCATGTTTTTGAAATGCTGTAGCCTTTTTCATAAGACTCACCTTCAGCCACATAATTTTCTAGCAGATAGTAAACACTAGCTAAAGTTATGTAATTACTTGCTTTGTATGGTTCAAGGCCTATACCTTGTAAAGCGTAATCCAGCGCTTCATTATAATCACCACGATGGATTGCACAAATACCTTTCAACATATATAGCTCACTATTTAAAGGTGTAGCTAATATAGCTTTATCTATATTTGATTCGTGCAAATTTGCAAAGTTTGGATTGTTTATATCTTCGGGTTTAATATGAATATTCATTTAAATGGCAGCCCTCATAAATAGAGATACCCCACTAATTTATTAATTAGTGGGGTATTAAAATAGACCTAAATGTTTTACATTTCCTCTAGGATCATTTATATGAGGGGCCAAACCTACCAAATTCAGCCAAGGCCTATTTTATTTATGGCCAAGTTAGTTTTGGCTCTACTTTATAAGTTACGCTAGGAGTTCCAGCTGAACTAGATAAAGTCATTACTGCACGTATATATCGTTTAGGAGTTGAAAACGTTACAAACGGTTCAAAACTTTGAGCAGTAGTAGTTCCAGTAATTGGAGGAGCCGCTGAAAGTGTACTATAAGTAGTATTATCATCACTATGTTCAATACTACAAGTAAATACAGTTCCAGCAGTAGCTGCAGAAATTAGTGAAGTAATCAAAAATCGTGCAGTAAATCCTTGTCGTGGAGTGCCAGTTTTTAGATCAAAACCAGCACCTTGAAATGTTGCCGTTTTAGTAACGGTAGTTTGCAGAGTAAAATTATAATCTACCATTTCTTTATTAGCTCATCTTAATGTCATACAATCGACCGAGACATCGACTATGGTTAGGTAGCAAACCTACTGCATAATCAAATGACAATCGAGAAATTGTAGAGTCATTTCCAATCAAACCTACGTCTTTGCAACTATTATCAATAGATTCAAATTGCCAACCCATAAGTGCTTCTTCTCCATATACAGTGGCATAAATACTTGTAAATGTACTTGCACCTGCAGCACCAGTAGAAGTTTCAGTATTAGTAATGATACGAGTAGATTGATCAGCTTTACGACCAATGTTTACAACAGTAGCATTTTTATACTTAGAGATTGTACGATCGTAAGCATCAGTTACAATATTAAATCCTGCACCAGTTCCTAGTACACGAATTGCACGTGCCATACGTCGTTTCAAAGTGTCATTCATATAAAGAAAAACACCGTCGCCTTCTTCGCGACCAAGAAAAGAAAGTAATTGATCCAAATACTCAATAAAAGTATTTGCAGTTTGAGAAGTCATACCAGTAGGACTTAGATCAACTCCACCAGCATCAATTTTACATTCAGATGCAAGACGAAAAGTTGAAGGGTTATCCAAACGATAACGCAAACCAATAAATGAATCCTCATCACCACTCAAATGATCATTATTGATAAACTTATCATTAAAATCATAAGAAACAGCTTTAAGATATGCATCTAGCTGTGCGGCACGAGGATCAACAATTTGATTACGGTCTTCAATAATCTTATTGTCTGCATCAATTGCATTTCGCATAAGCCAAGCATTTTCCGAATAAGGAGTCGGCTTGCCTTTAGTAACAGTAGTTCCTTCATTAAGTTTAGCCCAGTTAACAGTTGGAAGATTATCCATCCAACGAGAACCGTTCTGAACCATAGTTTTATCAGTGACGAGTGGGATATCTCCAAGAACCATTCCATTAATAAGCAAAGAAGAAATAATCTTCTTGATAAATGGTTGATTCGACATTACCCCATATTCTGAGAGCGTAATTGCATTTGCATCAGCAGCAGCTCCACAGATTAATAGATCGTAGTTTCGATTCATAATTTATTCCTAACTCTCCAAGAATGGCCTGGGTCCATAATATAATACGATGAACCCAAGCAAACTACACCAACTATCCACTATTTGATTTTAGAATTTGACCCCAACCTGTTTTAATAATTTGTTTCATATTAGGTGGAGTATTCTCTTCTTTGCTTTCTTTAGTTGCACCTCCACCACCAGGATTAGTAATCTGACCTTGTGCTGGAGGTTTAAAATCAGTAACAGAAATAATAGATTTTACTCGACTCAAAGAATCAATAGGATTACCTTCCATAAAAGTTGCTGACCTAATCGCCGCACGTTTATCTTCAGGAATTGCTGCAATTAATTCTTCATATTGAGACAACAAAATACCTTTATTTGTCTCATTTTCCTTTTGAGCAGCTTGCAACTGTTCTTGAAGTGGGGTAAGTTTAGCAACTTCTTTTTCTTTTTCTTCTAAGGCAGCTCGAAGTTTTTGTGCTTCAGTCAATTCTGCAGCTTGTATTGATTTTAATTGTTGACGAGCTGTTTCAAGTTCTGCTTCTTTTGCTTTAGCTGCAGCATTTGCTGCATCAATTTGTGCTCGCATTTGTGCAATAGTAGAATTTTCCTCTCCTTCTCCGCAGATTAAAACCTTATAATTATGATTAAATTTCATATACATCACTCCGCACAACAAAAAATCCTTGATGTTCTGGAGAAAATCCAAGATTAATAAGAGGCAATCCAACTTCTTGATATTTTGGAAATACTTCTCGTACATTCTTAGATGGGTCAGTTAAAACTTTATCCACAAGAATATAAGGGTATCCGAGAACTGACAAAGCTGTCATTGAACCATCCCAGACAATATTATCATCTTCATCACGATTGATTTCAGCTACATTTCCATCTTTAAGCTGAGAATTTACCCACTTTTGAATATCAAGTTCTGAAAGTGAGATTAATTTGCTATTTGCTGTTGTTTCTTCAGTTGGCATCTTTAACTTTTCCGTTTCCTGTTTGTTGTTGTTTTGAAGATTTGGAGTTTTTGTTTCCTCCGGCTTTATCTCCGAATTGTCCGTGTTGGTTTCCACCGGGCTCAGTAGATTTTGTAAGTCCATTTTCTTTTGTTTCCTCTTTTGATTTTTCTACTTCTTTTACTCGTTCAAGAATATCTTTTTCACTTAAATGTATTTCTTCCATTTGATAAATTCGTTTTACACCAACTTCTGCAGAAATATAACCACCTTTAACTTCTCGATCAGTTCTATCGAAATCACTAAACATTTCGTCAGCAGATGAACGAAACTGTGTGTACCAAGTTAAATTATAATCAATATCCCATATATTTGCTCCTTTTATACTTACAAATTCTTTGTGACCAAAATTTGCTAACCCGATAATCATTGTCTTTATAAACAATGAAATTCCAAATTCACCATAATTTTTACGTTTTTCTTCCAAAACTTCTAACAATGGTTGATACATCTGTATTAAAACAGATTGAGTTAGACTTCCTTTGTTTGTTACGTCAGCTTGACGTGGAAACACTGAACCAGTAGTATCAAAAAGCATAGCTTTCATATCATCAGCATATTTCATAATATACTCACGAATTTTGTTATTACTTTCTAATATTTCAGCTCGGCCTTGCTTGGTAGAACCATCCCCATTATCTAACGACTTCAAATCAAGTTTAGCTCCAGGACCAGGATGATCCATAGAATCGTCATCTTTTGGTTCCAAATCAATTAATATAATTGTAGGATCTATCTCTTGTTGATTGGATTTGTCCATCAAATGATAAGAAAGATTAATTCTATCAATTGAAGGCCACAATTCAAAAATATCTCCTTCCCCAAACGTGCTTAAAGTATCTATATTTTTAATAAGAACAATAGGAATTATTTTAAATTTGTTTTCCAGTCTTTGAGAGATTACCCAAGTTTTGTCATTATTGTTAATATACAATTGAACTTGTTGAATAACACTCATTCCGCGAGTGTTATAAGCATCCGCTTTTAGTGGGTTATATCTTATTTCCTCATCTTTTGTCCATTCCTCTCTATGAACATAATCAATACCGTCTTGTCCAGTATATTTATACTGAATTCGAACCATTTCAACAGTATCTACATCATGAGGATCAGTAAAAAATCTCACTTCTGTTGCTGGTGAAAGAATATTAATTCGTACAGGTCTTTCCCAAGACTCATCATAGCAAAATTTTAATACAACTCCGCCTTCAATTCCACCATTAATTGCTAGACTTAGCAATTTCTTTTCCATGTTATTATATTTCCAAATCTTTTTTACAGATTTGTCAATATCTTCACTTTGAGAAAATTCCATTTCTGGTGGTTTACCAAACAACCATCTAGCTGGTCGTTTAATAATTTGCCTTGGCAAAGATAAACAAGTGGGGTATGGTCCAAGTCTTTCTGTACTCCAGTTTCTAAAAGAAACTTGAGGATAAGGACTCAAATCATAATATGCCTGACTAATTAAAGCTCTTTTTACATATTCTGTAGAGCCTTTAGGAACTAAGTTTGTATTTATATAATCGCTCATTGAAAAGCTACCGAACCTTTATATTTGAACATTACAGGCCTTGCTGTATTTTTTCTATTTTCTTTAAAAGCTTTTAATGCTCTAGCATCTTTTAAAACAGAACATCCAATTGCTAAAGACATGACTGCATCATCATGTCCTATAGATGCACCAAATTTATTACCAGGCAATCTAGAATAATTTTTCATTTGAGTTAGAGTTCTGTTAGATCTAATTATCAAAGATCCATCCATAGCTAATTCATTTAAAGAATCTAGTGCCATTATTTTAGATTTTACATTTGTATGATGTCCAGGTTTTTTAGTCTGTTTTTTGTTTTTGACATCATATTCAGTTCCATAGTATACATGAGGGTATTCTAATACATTAATTAACGTATTTAAAACTGAGTGACCATGATTATTCCTTTCTACAGCTATCAAACCAGTGTTATACCACAATCCTAAATCATTTAATAATTCAGCATATACTTGTGGTTCCCATTTTCCATACAATGTAGCTACTTGATTCATTGTTTCAGAGTCAAGAATATCTGTTGAACAACTGTCTGATTGTCCATCTTGATTTAAACCTTCGGATGGGTCAGCAGTTATAACATATCTATGACCTTGTTGTGGGAGTTCATAAATAGTTAAAGACACGTTAGATCTTTTACTTTCTTGCCAAATAGAATTATATTTTCTAGGCACCTCTATTTTTAATTTTTCACTTGATGCAGCAATAGGAGCAAGCTCAGTATCAATAAACGAATTATTAAAAAATCCAACACCAGTTGTAAGAAAAGCCTCTTGAGCATTAATTGGATACTCTTGTGGGAATTCTCCTTCTTCGCTGGTTCCTTCTCGTCTTGTATTTCTTAAAGCTAAAACTTTATATCGTCGCCATTTAAGTTGACCAAAAGTTAAATCATACAGATCAATTAATTTAAACTCTTCATCAGTGGGGGAAAATTCTTCTTCATCATCTAATGGAATATTATAAGCTGGATCTATATACCAAGGGAAAAATCTAGCTTTATAAATACTATTTCCTTCTTCTGCATCTCTATATTCTTGACAAAAATAATTTCCAACACCGTTTGCGGTGCTTTCCATAAATACATTTCCATCAAGTGGGACAGATTCTAGCAAACCACTGATTAGTGGACCAGCATCAGTATAAAAAGCAGCTTCAGAAAAATGAACATTATTTAGTGTGCCGCCACGACCTAGTTTAGCAGAACCTGCCCAACCAACAGTAAAAACAGAATTAATCTCACTAAATTCAAGTTTAGTTACAGAATCAGTGCCAACTTTACGTTTTAACTCAGGTGGAAGATTTTCATTAAACCTTTTAATAAGATTAAATAGTTTTTTAGCGTTAGTTTCATCTTGAGCTACCATTATAGATTCAGTATTTGGTATATTTACTGTATCTAAAAACATTTTAGCCGCAATTAAAGTTGTAAAGCCCATTTGACGGGCTTTAAGAATTATTTCACGGTTACCTCTAAATGTCTGTAGCTTAGGATTCTTCTCTAGGTATAATTGCTGTGCTTGATTCAAACACAACGGAATTATTTTCCTGTTCTTGTCCCGAATTGAAAGGTCTGACAATTGGATCATTTCTATATTCTTCGGGAATAAAGCCTCCGAGACGCCCATTCTCAATTGCATTTTCCAATCTTCGGTTGAGGAGTTGCTTTTGCGCATCTGTTAAAAATTCCTTTACTAAGTTTACAATTAATACTGTATTAACTACCAACGCTGATTTTGGAAAATGAGCTTCAGCTTTCTGTTTAATTTCATGGTTAATTCTTACCATGTCAGAGTATTCTTTAAGCAAAGATACTGTTTCTTTTTGAGCAGTTTTACTTTGCAAATTATCATCAATCATTTTTTCCATTTTATCTAGAATGGAATTGATTTTTTCTGGGTCAAGTGAAGAAAAAGCTAATTTTAATTGATGGATATGTCCGCGTAAAACTTCATTGGCAGCAGAAGCTGTATCTGACAAAGCTGCAGGCAGTTTTTCATCAATTATGGTAGTCATAATGTCTAATTCAGCTTTTAGATCATTATGTTCTTTGTTTTCGTCAAATATTTCTTCTAATCGACCAGGACTTGTATATTGTCTAAGTTTAGAATATTTACCAATCCCATCTTTAATTGGACGACCACCATGAGCGCCATGATTTCTGCATCTTCCACTTAAAGAATAATTAGGATCAGAAGTAGGTGGAGCATGACAAATCATTCTTTGAAATTTGTCCGGATGGTTTAATTTTAATTCTAGTGGGGTAATTCCATGTTTATTATAATAAGGATCATATTTCATTTCATCCCATTCAGCTTTTGATCCATCTTTTTTAAGGGCACCACAAATCTTTTTATTATCTAGACTTGTAGTCCATTCTTCAGGAACCCTACTTTTAACTGACATTATACATTTCCTTTAGCTTTGCTATTGCTCTATTGAATGGACGATTATATTTTTTATTTTCACCGCCATTTTTATACAAAGATCCATCGTTTTCAATAAACTTTTTAATTGCAGTGTATTCTACATATGTCAGTGGGGAATCTATCCTTTCTATTTTGATTAACAACTCTTCTACAGTCATTCCAAAGTTGTTTTTAAATAGAATTTTTACATCATCCTCTGGTTCTTCAGGTATTGCAAAGTCTAATTCTGGATCCCAAGGTATAGTTTTCCTTGCATCTCTTTTATTTGCTGTTCTTTTTCTAATTAAATCTTGCACAGCATTTTTAATTGTCATTTGACAATATGAGATCATGCTTATGCCAATCATAGATTCTATTTTAAATGTATTCCAAAGCTTTATATAAACTACTGTATACAAATCTTCAAAATCTTCATTATCAGACATCGTTTTTGCACACCTAGTTAGCTCATATTTAATGTAGCTTTTGATAGCAACTTGATTATTTTCTAGGTAATCAAGAATTGATTTTTCTAATAGTATATTCGACATACGCCCGATCGCCCCTATCTATCGCCATTATACCACGGGTAAAGCCGGTTCGGATACCCTTTATCCGTCTTTATCCGTCGCTTTATCCGTTAACGGGTAAAGGGTTTACCGGTCGTTTTATCCGTTCAATTTTGGCCGGTTTTAGGTTCAAAATGGGGGTATTTTGGAACGGATAAAGGCACGATTCGGAACGGGTAAAGCTAATCAGGCCTAAATACCCTTTATCCGTCTTTATCCGTTACCGGTCTAGTGG